TACCTCCATTTATAGTGATGAGGTAGTTGTCGTAATCGGCAGAGAACGCCCCACTGACGGTCACACTGGAAACACCTGTGCCGATGGTCTGTGACTTGACAAGCCACAACCCCACACCATTCATGTCCGACGCATTCAACACGTCCCCACTAGCAAACACTGGAAAACTCATAACATCATCCTAAAAGGTCAGTCCCGTTGAGTCGAGATTGGTTGAGAATAAAAACAGAAGCCCAACGAGCCGAACCCTCAAACGTGGTACGCCATTCACCCGGCACAACACTATGCCTGACACGCTGAAGCAACATAGGAATAGTTGTGGAGTTACCAGTTGGAGGGCTCACCACGAGCGTAATACGGTCATTGAGTTCACGATTGAGAGCGTTGCTCCAATCGCCGTCAGGGGACAAAACAACGTCAAACGGGTCAGTCTTCGGGTAAACCTGACCACCCCAACCAGTCACAATGTTGGCCACGGATACTGCATTAGCGAGCGAGGCAACCTGTGTATCGATAGAAGCCTCAGCTGCACCGTAAGTGTTTACGCTCGTCGTGTTGCGCTGAATGTAAACACCCCCACCTGACATGGTGATATTGGCTTCGTTGCGCATCGAGTCGCCGTCGTACTCAAGAGCGACATTGGGCCCAATAGCGAAGCCTCCTGTGCCGTAGGTGCCTTGCGAAACGATGGAGCGGGTCTGTGTTCTGATTTGGTTTTGGTTGTATAACGTCACGACGCCGTCACGGGTTACGAACAACGGGGCAAACTCAGAATCGGAAAGTTTCTGAAGTTCGCCAGCCACTTGGGGAGCGTCATCGGTTACTTCCAAAACTGTTGTCACTGGAGCCGATGGAGGGTTTGTTAGTGCTGTCGGAAATGGCGTGTTGGCGATAAGACCTTGGAAGCGGACTCGGGCTGTTTCAAGGAAGTTGGCGGTAGAGCCTTTGAAAATTGACTGAATGGTTGCTTGAGTTTGCACACCGTCCCACACCACGATTTGCTGTACAGAGCCTGAGCCGATGTTTACGTTCTCGTTAGTCTGAACATAGATGCCAGCGTTGTTCACCGTCGTAACTGCAACAGAAATACCGTCAATAAACATGGCGATAGTGCGTGTGGCGCTATTCCAAGTAAACGTCAGAAGGCGAGGCTTTCCAGTGTCCCAACCTGAAATGTTGGTGCTGGCAACTTTGGAGTTACCAAACGAAGGCTCAGTGACTTCGGCGTAAAACTTTTCGGTTGTCGTGTTGAACCCAAAGTAGTAAGTGTGATTGTAAATATTGCCCTGAATAAAAATACTGCCACCTGCGCTAGCGTCGGCAATAGCCCAACACGAAACAGTGAAAGAACCCGGACTTGCGTTTACAACACCAAGGGAAGAGTTAGCAGCGTTAGAGCCTGTACTGGTAATTGAACTATTGACTAAGCCAACAGCCAACTGTGAAAAGTTAGACGCCTCAGCTGTGGTTGCCATGTTGAGCGGAACACTGCCGTAGTCCTTCAGCACCTGATTGGTGGTGAACGGCCCTACGGGCTCGTCACAGGGGTAGTAGTGCCGTGGGGCGGTAGACAAGATGTAGTCACGGCTCCAGTCGGCTGGGAGCGTCTCAGAGGCTAAAAGCCCTACAGCGTCAAAGCATGACAGGGTGATGGTGGAGTCTTTGCCTGCGTCTGTCCATGCTGGAGGCCAGCCCGACACGAAGCCACGAAACACGGGATAGGTGGTACCTCCATACGAAGCTGTGATGCGTATCTGTCGGCGCGGTAACAGTTTGCCGTAGTAAGTACCTGACGTGTTGAACGGGTCGTAGGTTCGGTTGAGGTTGCTCAACACAACACTTGCCGAACCATAGAACGATGACCAATCGCCAGTGCGTCCACGATCAATAGTCATGTAGCGAACATCTGACGTCACGTTTGTCCATGTTGGCGACGCAACATAGGGGCCGTCGTTGAACGCAATCTCAACTATTGGTGTAGGGAAAGGCATCAGGACGCTCTGCGGTTGTAGGAATCCATTACGCGCTGAACTTCACGGCCAATAGCAACAGGGTCACCAACCCCTGTGTTTACGGTAACAGACGGCATACTTTGTGCGCGTCCGTAAGGGCCGGGAGTCCCACTGATATCAGGGGCAGAACTTCTGCTGTTTGACGGCGATGAAGGCATCGAAGGTACCCGATTTCCGTAGTCGTATTCAAAATATTGGGCTCGTGGAATCAAGTCCACTGGGTTACCGGGCAACGCAAAGTTTACAAGACGAGGCAACAAGTTCAGAGTATCAACAATTGTGTTGTGCAATAACAAGAAAATATTCAGAATCAACTTGCCAGTATTGAACAAATATGTCAGGAAAACAGGTCGGAACTCGTTATCTCTCAAGGCACTTATCAAAACCGTAAGATTGATAAAAATTAGCCCTAACACGCTCGCTGCAAAACCAGCCGAAACTGCAAAAGCACCGCCTAGATATCCACCTAATGAACCCAAAGCGCCAGCAAAACTGCCAACAAGACTCGTGATACTTCCAATAAACCTCAAAAGTCTAAAGGCTCCGTACATAACGACAAGTGCTGCACCAAAGTCAAACACGGTGCCTTGAGTGCCGTCCAACTTTGAGATGAAGTTGCCTAAGTCATCAGTTGCTTTTTTGATTGCACCCGATAAACCTTTTTCACCAAACTCCTTACTCAAGTCTTGAATATAAGGAATCAGTTTTCTATTTATCCAATCGGCAACTTTGACCATCACTGGAAGCAACTTAGTGCCAATCTCAGACTTGACGTTTTCAAACTCTGCCTTCAGAATCTTCTGTTGGTTAGCAAGAGAATCAGACGTGTTAGCAAAGTCATCCGCATATTTAGCGGTGTCCTGCATAAGCAGACCGTAACGAGCCACCACTTTCTCGGACTCTGTAAGTTTGCCTGTGGCGTCGCCAATATTGTTCGCTAACGCATACGCTTTCACGGCAGCATCAGAGATGTTGATACCAAACTTCTTGAGCGGTTCAGCTTCTCCCGACAAAGCAGACTGGAACTTAGCTGCAGCTTCAGGGACGTCAATGTTCATAACTGAAGCAAAGTCAGCAGCACGAGTCGTCAGTCTTTGAATGACCTTTGCTGTGCTGACGCTCTTGGTAGATACTTTTTTGGCAAAAGAAGAAAACTGAACTGCCAAAGAGTTGAAGTCTTTTTTGCTCAAACCAACAGACTTCGCAGCAACCTCAGACAGTTTCAGGATCTCTGCGCTGGCCTCACCAAAAGTCACCTTGACAGCATTGATACTTTCACCAAGGTCACTTGCAGATTTGATAGCAGAAAGACCACCTGCAGCAAACGCACCCAAAGCTGCAACAGCAGGAAGCATCGCAGTCCTAATAGACCTGCCAACTTTTGAAGCATCAGTGCCAAGGGTTTTGAATGCGTTTTGAGCAGATTTGACGCCTTTATTGTCAAACTGAGTAACGATGGGAATTGAAAGCATTATCGGAAGTCCTTGTTCACACGGTTGATAACACGAGACACAAACTTTGACATCACAGCTGCAATTTCTTCACGCCTGCTGTAAACAACAGGACCAATGATGCGAGTACGACCCGGACTCAAATAACCAAGCGAGTTGCCAAGAGGGTTCGGGTTCTTGCGTCCAGCAGTTTCAAAGATGGCGGTGCCAGCGTCGCGTTGCACAATGTTGATAACGCCAGTGGTTCGCCGGTCAGTGTTGAAAGTGACGTCCACGCCTTTGCGGGCCTTTTCAAGGTTCCATGGGAAGACCTTACGACCCTTTACAGCAGGGCCAGCCCACTGGCGGTTCATACCCGACAAAGGAACAAAGCGGTAAGCGTTGCGAACAGCGTCAGTAGCAGGTTGCGCAATAGCGCGAGCCTCGTTGTTGAACTCTTTACGAAGACCCGGCTGAATCTTGTTCAGAGAACGGATTGCTTCGTTGATGCCTTTTACTTCAATGCTTGTTTTGACTGGCACAACTAACGTCCTCCGTTTTTCTTGAGCACTTCGGCAACCGTGTGCAGCTCTTGTAAATCAAATGGGATATTGGGAGGCCAGAAACCTGTCTCGACGACTAACTCGCAGAGGCTTCGGAGGTAACTGCCTCTTCGGTAGGGTTTACGGCGTCTTCGCTAACTGGCTCGACAGACACCAATTTCTTGATGTAGTCATCAAAGACCAGCGGAACACTGATGCCGTTTTGTTTTGCACCCTCATACGCGAGGTATGCAAGGTGCTCCACAGCGACGCCGGAGGCAAGGTCAGATGCGCGTATCTTGTACTTGCGCTCCAGCGCCACAATGGAAAACAAGTTGGTTGTGACCTGATAGGTCTGACCGTCTTGTTGTTCAACTTTGAGTGTGATTTTCATTTGTTTCTCCTAAATGATTGGGAATTGTTTACGGGGCGGTTACGTCACGAGCCCAAGTGCCACCTGTGAAGGTGACATCAACTGTGGCAAGTTCGCCAACGGTAGAGTTGATTGGGGTGAAGTCTGCGAGGAATGCGCCAGTGATGGTGTACTCGGGGTTTGTCAAAGACTCAGTCGTTCCCGATGGGGAAATGATGATGTTGCTTCGCTTGCCAACCATGTCTGCAAGTGCTGCTTCTACTTCGGCAGTTGCACCTGTTCCGCCATAGGCAAGGAACATCGTGATTGTCACTTCGACATTTTGCAAGCCAGCCGTAAACACTCTCCCATTATCTCCGAAGCTAGTGGCCTCAAGGGAGTCAGTGCCCACCATGAGCGACACAGAGTTTGACTCTGCACTCAAGTCGTAGGTGGTTGCACCCTGTGTGATGTTGATTGTTGCGTTTGAAAGGAATGTTGATGTAGCCATTTTGGCTCCTTTGTTTAGTTGCGCCGTACGGCTACGGCAACGGTGAGGTCATAGGAAGGCAGGTCTTGCCCTCCTACGGTTACGAGGCCCGGACGTAAGTCCGTGACCGCGATTGGTGAGTTCATGATTTGGTCTGCGACTGTCATGAGGTAGTCGCCTGCGTCTTGGTTGCCGGGGGGCGGAGCCAAAACACGGAGACGCAAGTCAATGTTTCCTACGTTGTAGGTAAACGCTGTAACGGTTGGAAGTTCAATTAGGACGGACAGTGGGCGAGCGTTGCGAGGGTCTGTAATAGGCACAAGCCCGAGAGTGGTAAGCGCCGTTTTGCAAGCGTTTACAGCCTCGTAGAGAATGCCTGAAGAACTCACGCGACTTGAGCCCTGCCACAACCCAAGAGCTGCATAATGCGGTGAAGGGTGACAGGCATTGGCAGGTTGCCCATACCGTCAAAGCCACCATAGGAGTCACCGCTAGTTCCGCGTTCACGGTAAAGCGTCGCTGCATACATCGTGGCACCTAACTCGACATCAGGTGAAGGCACAGTGCTTTGAGAGTCTGTGTAGCCAGCCTCACGACGCTTACGGAAGCACCAGTAGTTTGAAGCCGACACACACTTAGCCACGAAGGCCGTGTCGTTAGCGGTAGCCACGTCAATACCAAGCCACGACAACACAAGTGCTGAAGTAGTCCAAGTGATTGTCTCGGTAAACGTCAAAGTACCAGCAAGAGCTGCATACGCTTCATCATCGGCTTGACCTGTGACCGCGTACAAAACCTGATTGAGTTTTGGCACGTCATAGTTGAACTCGAGATAGCCCTGTTGGTCTTTCCCGATGTACTCCCACTCTTCAACGCTGATCACGGTGAAGGTGCCGTTGAACTTTGCGCCAGCGCCTGCGACAACGATTGAGTCGCCCGGCTGAACTTCGGAAGGGGTAAGGGTCTGTACGGCTGAAACATCGTCAAAGTGAAAACCATGAGTGATTGTGTAAACAGACATACAGACCCTTTCCTTAGTTCCTAGTGATCAGGCGAAAGCGAACTGAACAAACTTGGTTGGGTCAATCATCAACGCTGCGAAGTAACCGCGGAGAGCGATTGTGCGTGACAGTGTCGATGGTGACTCAATGGACATGGTGCCCTTCTGCTGTTCGTAGAGTTCGTAACCCGATGCGTCACCGACAATGGCGGTTCCAGATGCGAAGTTGCGATCTACTACGACTGACAAGCCGAAAGCGTTTCCGCCGTACTCGTTTACACCAAGGTTGCCGTATGCGTTCATTGGCCCAACCTGTGGGAACAACGGACGGTTCGACGTGTCGCTCAAAGCGATGAGGTTACGCCAGCGGTCTGGAGAAACAAAGAGGTGGGTAGGCAGGTTGCCATTGGAAGAGCTCAAGATTGTTGATGCTGCTTCAGCAATTTCTGCTGACCAAACTTCAGGCTTTGCCACGTCTGCAAGAGCGAACGCTTGTGTGACGGTTGCGCCTGCGACCAACTGGTCAGCTGCGTAGTTGTCTGTTGCGTTTGCGTAGATACGGCCCATGTCGTCAAGAACAACCTGAAGGATTGATGGGTCAGTCCAGTCAATGTCTGCTTCAGAAATGTTTACATATCCGCCAAAGATTTGCTTGGTGACTTGGTTGTTGAAAACAACAAGAGTGCCAGCGGTTGGTGACTGCTCGCCAATGGATGCACCAATGCTTGTGTGCGTGGTGACCTCTGGACGAATGAAGATTTTTCCGCCTGCGGGCATTGCGCGTACGCCGATTGCATCAACTACTGGACGACGTCCGATGAAGTTGTTGTAAACAGGCTGGACAATTGGGGTTGGCAAGATACCGG